GGCGGGCTCGCTAAAATAATAAATTTATAATGAAAGTATCAGAATTTAATCAGACGATGGCTTATCTGTTACGGCCAGAACCAAAAGTACAGGTTGCAGAATTAGACTCTGAACTTGAAAAAACATTACAAGAGTTAAATGAAAAGTTTGGTCCAGGCACAATTCAACAAGGCACACAAGGTATACCACAACCTCCAATAAAAACACCACAAGCTATATTTGAATTTGAAGAGCGAATGAAAGGTCGTATGGCTGATGGTGGTAGAGTTAAATTTAAAAGAGGATCTAATGTAATTGACTCTCTTTCTTTTGAACAAATTAGAAAATTATTTCCAACATATTTTACTCCTGATTATCAAGGACAAATAACTGCTTCAAAAATTAAAAAAATTTTAAAGATATATTCTAATAAAGAAGGTGGTCGAAACTACATTGGAGATAAATTAGGTTTAAATCAAGTTGTTGTGGGTAGAATTTTAAATAAGGCAGAAGAGAATAATTTAATTACAAAAGTTGATCCCAAAGATTTTAAAACTAAAGAATCTCAAAGAATATATAAAGACCCTAAAGCTAGAAAAATTCATAATATAGTTAGACCAATTACAGAATTAGATAGAAAACAAAATCCAGACATTCCAAAGAACGCGAGATTTAAAGTTGTATTTGCAACACCTCAAGGTAAAACTACAAAAATACCTGATGAGTTTATTGGAGTAAAATATTTTAATACAGAAAAAGCTGCTAACGTAGCTTTAGATAAAAGATTAAAAGCAGATTTTTCAAAACCCGAAGATCCAACAGCAGCAAAATTTAAGGCTCAAAAAAAGAGAACAGATTTTTTAAGACGTAATGCTCCTTTATATGCTTCAGGAACAGGTAATTATGAGTTTCATCATATTATGAATATAGGTGGTGAAATACCTTTAGATACAAATGACATTGCGGTTATATCTAAAAAAATGAATAGAGTCTTGTCTCCTTACAATAAAGATTTGAATCGTATTGGTGATTCAATTACTACTTTAATTAATGAACAACCAAAAGGATATTTAAAAAGAATAGATGAGTTAAATGATGTTGGAGAAAAAATTGTTAAAAAAGCAGTTAAAGAATTACCAAAAGAATATAAAAACTTAATTGGTTTTAATAGAGTAATTCCCATAACAGATGAGTATGGTACGCCTATAAATTTTGTTGGTAAAAAATTTGGTGGTAGTAATCAAAAACAACCAGGTGTAAAATTAACCAAGTTATCTGTAGATCAAAACACTGCATTAAAAAAACAAATTAAAACAGATGCAAGGGCTTTAGAAAGAGGTAGACTAAAAGATAAAATATTATCAACTACTGGTAAAGTTTTAAAAGGAGTTGGTAAAGTAATTAAACCTGTAGGATATATGGTTGGTACTAAAGCTTTATTTGATGCAAGAGCAATGGCAGCTGATCAAGGTATAGAATTATCCACTGCTGATCAAGCCATGGCTTTAGATTCTGGAGATCCTAATGTAGCAATTGAAAATTATAAAAGAAGAACTGACCCAGAATTTGCTACACAGGAAAGAGCAAAAGATTTAGCTAGACTTACAGATGATTTTGAAGAAGTAGGGTTAGATGACATTGGCATGCAAGAATACACAGAGGATTATAAGATATGATTGGTAAAAAATCAGGACCCCCACCTAGATCTGGCCCGGATGCGCAGGGGTTGAATATTAACTATAATACTGTTAAGACAG